TATCTGGACTAAACATTGCGTACCAAAGTAAGTATCCTGCCGCAGTAGTAGTTTTACCTGTTTGTCGAGATAGCATGTTTATACTAAATCGATACTCGTGGTAGTTATGTATTAACTCTTTTTGAAAATCATACGGTTGATATTGTATTTTTCCTTGTACTGGATGTTGTATCCAAAAGAAATTACTAATAAAATAATAGATTCCTTTTTCTGGGTCAACACACTTTACAAAGTCTTCTAACTCTTTATCTGTGTATGCTGTTTTTATATGTGGCTTGCGTATTAACTCGCTACCGTCTGATTGGAATCCCATAATACTATTTACTCAGAACACGTACTACAGTTATCATTACATACTATAAGGCGACCTTCTTCAAATGTCTTGATGTTCCATGTTTCCTCAATTGTGTTAAACCATTGTATGCATTCCTCAAGCGGATACTTAATAGCATTATTATGTGATATAGTATCTTTGAACTGTGCATTTACAGGCTGGTGATAATTGCCATGTCCGTAAGTTTTTGGCTCAAATCCCATATAACAACAAGGATAAATATCACCAGTTGACGATATATAGATTTCCTTTGTTTTTTTAACTTCACAGTTAATTGAGTTAGGTGTGCGTTCGTCAACGATATCTTCTAGCAGGACTTCATCGATTTCCCGTTTGTTAAATGCTTCATCAAATCTAATACTGTCTGAATTATCTATAACATGTACTAAATTACCTTTATTATCAAAAGCAGGTAATGCACCTCGTGTATTCTTTATAACTTTGAACTTAGCAAATCCATGTTTATGTGCTACTTTTTTAAGGAGCGACTTCTGATCTTTATTGTGGTCGAACTCTATCATCTTGCAATGTGCTACCCCACCGCTATTAATAAAGGTAGTTGCATTTTTTAGAATTCTATTAAAGTTTGTTCCTTGGCGGTACAAGGTATGCGTATCTTCTAACCCATCGATACAAAACTCAACAACTATACTAGTTTTTCCTAACCTTTCCCAAAATCTTTTACTCTGAGCAGATCCATTAGTACTAACGTGTATTTTTAGGTTTTTGTTTTTAGATAACAACCATTTAACTATCTCGGGGGACTCGTTATTTGAAACAAAATCACCGAAGTTTCCGTTAATTCTAATATGTGTTAGCTGGTGTAGGAATGCATCTGAGAAGATTTTTTGTATTTCTACTAGAGATAGATTACGTTCGATATATCCATCATTAAATGGATATCCATAGAAATTTCTCGGACAGCCTGGGCATCTAGCATTGCATAATGATGATAGCTCAAGATGAACTCTTTTGATTTCGTTAAAGGAATACATTACGGATATTTATAGAGTCTCACTTTATAGACAAGAGTAAGTTTAGTGTCTATGGGTAGCTAGCACCTGGCCATTCACCTCAGTCCTAAGGTAAAAATCGTTATGTCTTAAATATACTTGCACCTATAAGGTTATTATGTGGATAACCTTCTAAGTTCCGGAACAGTTCTACGAATGTAGCACCTGATGCTAGTACGTCGTCTAAGACTAATATATTTGATTGTTCGGTTACACGTTTACTTAGCGGACCTGCTAACGAGAAGTAATTACTTACAAACTTAACAAACCGCTTGTCAAACTTCTTCATTTCTAAGTACCCGTCTTTAATTGCTTTGTTTAATACACCTTGTAACCCTGCTAAAATTTTAGGCGTCATCTTTGGGTTCTCTATATCTATTTTGATCTGTGATGGATCTATCGACTTAACAAAATATTCAGGATAGAACTCAACACCTTGCGCTCGTTGTTGTAAGTCTGCTAATAGGTCGTTTAGTATGTTGCTTGAGCTCGTTGGTGTAATAATCACGTCTATTTTATTAGGACGTATTACTTTAGATTGCAGAAAGATAGATGTTCTTTTTAAGAATTGTCGGTAATCGTTTTGGTCTACTTCGTACGGTCCATTACCTTTAATAGATGACATAACATCTGTGGCTTGTACCATTTTATATACACTATAGACAGGATGATGCGCTACATTAATACCCTTTGCTATATATGGCTGGAACGCTTTGCCTTTGCCAAGTTTAGTCATACCACTTGAAGAGTAGTCAAATCCTAATTTGTTATCTTGTGTTTTGAAATCTTCGAACAAATTCTGTAGTAGCATATTCCATATTTATGCTATTCCATGATGTAGAAGATTTCGATGCCTTTTTTCTGAGCAAGTTTAATTGAGTTAGCGGTACCACGAGACTGACCGTCCCAACAAGCAACAAGAATATCTGAATTATCAACAATAGTTTTGTTTCTAACAAAGCCAGCACCGCGACCGTGTTTAGCCCAGTCTGGTTTAAAGATAAGAGTTTTTAAGCCACGTTCTTCAGCATATCGAGCACCTAATGCATCGGCACCTTTGGCGCCACCCGAAACAATGACATCGATTGGTGTGAGATTGGCATCACACCAATCTTTTAATTTTTGATAATCTGTAAAGGTCCTAGACCCGACAATGCCTACGTTCATATTAATCTCCTGTAATTAATGCGTGCTATTATACACAATATCTAGGAGATGTCAACCGTTTTTTTGACTACGGTATTCTAGTTCTAATCGTCGAATAATCTCGAATTTAAAAATTCATCCCACCAATCATCTGCTTTAGCTTTTGGACTACGTAATGCGGGAGGAGGGTTTTCATCACTACCTAGTCCTCTACCATCTAGTCCTCTACCATCTAGTCCTCTACCATCTGCTTTAGCTGTTGGTTTCTTAATAAACCATGGTTTCTTACTCTTAGAGTTAGTTTCATCGCCTCCTCTGCCTTCTAATCCTTGTGGGTGATCTTCTTCTACAGGTTTTTGATCTGCTTTGGCTGTTGGTGGTTTCTTACTTAACTTATCAACTGCCATTCCAGCTAAACCTACACCAGTTGCGGTGGCAGCCACGCCTTGCCCAAGCGACGCAGGATCTACTTTTTTCTTTGTAAGGTTTTTCAAAGCTTTTAAAGCTTTTGGTCCATACTTTGCCGCCGCTGCCGCAAATGCAGGTAATGCAGGCCAAACTTCATCTAATTGCTCGTCTTCACTTTCGCCAACTAGTGTACCTGGTGTTGGTACTTTTGGTTGTTTCTTTACTTTTGACTGTGGTCTTACTTTTCGCTGTGCATCTGCACTCGGTACTTTCTTTATAATATTAAGTCCTTCAGGAACAAAGTCGTTGTACTCTTTCATTAAACTTTCTTCTAAGCCCGTAACTGGCATTGCTTTTGTACGCATTGGGTTATCACCATCTGCCGCTTGTCTATACATGTTCTTAGGCTTATTAATACCGCCTGCTAATTTATTAATCATATAGTCTGTTTCAGCATACTTTTCATCTGGGGCATTTGCTAAATCTTCTTCTACACTTTCGTGTTGTCCGCCACAATCAGCATTCAATGGCATAACAGTTACGTTGTCTGTATCCATGCCTGCCATTTGTAACATTTGCATTAGCGCATCTTGTTCACTGCCTTGGCTCATTTCGCTTGGTGCTTCTGTATCCATACATGTGCCGCATTTGCTTTCGACTTCGCCGTCTATACCTGCATTTTTAAGCATCATGATTAGTTCTTTAGCATCGTTGCCGTCTGCATTAACTATAACGGTATCTTCTACACCTTGGTCTTTATTAGAAGTAGTATTAACTGTCATTCCTTCTTCTAACTGTTTGTTAAATTCTTCTTCTAATTTCATATCTATTCCCTCTGTTCTTAGTTTGATTTTATTAATAACATGTTCATGTGCGCTTTTTAATTCATCAACGGTATCGTACTCACCAACAACTTCATCATTAAAAATTAAATAAAACTTATCATTGTGATGTACTGTTGCAAAACCATGTGCATCATATTGTACTCTGTCATCAAGTGAATCTTCTTCTACTACTGGTTGCTGTGGTTCTTGTTCTACGTTTAACCCTTTAAAATTCTTATACATTGCTTGTCTAGCCATTTTTAAACCTTCTCTACCTTTTGGGAAAGACTGTGCCATTTGACCATTAGTATCATATAAATGATTACCTTTATGGTCTTTATGTATTTTTGGTCCTTCGTTTAATTTCACTGTTCCATCTCTTCCGTGATATCAGCAATTGCTTTAAGCAAATGCCCTAAAGTTCCTTGCTCATTAATTGCCCAACTAGCAGTACTGTACTCACCTTCTTTACCACGTCTAACAAGGTCTTCTAATTTACCTTGTACGTTTTGTTTAAGCTGTGATAAAGTCATATCACCAAACCCGCTAATTCTTACCTCAGGGTCTTGTGGGTTATCATTATTAGTGATAGTGCCTACTTTCTCTTCAGTAAGGTTGCCGTCAGCTTCTGCTTCAACAATGCTTTCGTTCTTCTTTGTACTTGTTTTTGCCGCATCTTTATACCACTTGCTTGCCGCGTCTAATTCTTCTTTACTCGGCTGTGCTCCATCTGCACGTTCCTTTGTTTTCATTTTTTTTGATTTACCACTATAACTCATCACCTTGTTATTGTTTGCGGCTTTGATCATATCTTTTATAGCTTTTGAAACTTTTGGTCCGTACTTCGCAGCCGCTGCCGCAACAACAGGTAATGCAGGCCAAACTTCATCTAATTGCTCGTCTTCGTTAATACTGCTTGAGTTAAGTTTGTTTAAATCTGCTCTAATGCTTTCTTGTAAGTTCATAATATTAATCCGTTGGGTGATCGTAGATACTGCCATCTAAATCTGGAATACCTTGTCTCATTCCTGAATTCATTGAAAAATGGCTTTCAATTATCGCATGATACATTTCGCGCATAGTTTTAATTCTATGTCCAGATAACACATATCCGTTATCTACCGCTTCAATTTGTTGATAAAGTTCCCTAAAATTAGCAAGAATTTGCATAACGTGTTGTTCTTCGCTAGGAGCCTCTTCTTCAAATAGTGCTAAGTCGCTTCTAATGCTTTCTTGTAAGTTCATAATATTCTCTAAAATGGGAAAGGTACTTCTGGTGCTTCTACACCTGGTTCACCTGTGGTTTCTGCCATTATATCTTCTAAAATGCCAGCGGCTTTACTTAAATGCTGTTGTGCTTCTTTAAAATCTCTATAGTAACTATCACCGTAAGTGCTAGCAACATAATCAGCTACATCAGTATCTGGTGTTACTGTTAATATTAGATGTTCTATCTGGTTTACTAACTTATGTAAAGCACTAGTATGCGTTTCTGTTTCTTCAAATAACGCTAAGTCTTTCTTAATGCTCTCTTGTAAATTCATAATAATTCCTTAAACTGGATAAGCCATTAATGTTCCGCTATCGTACGGTTCACCGTACCAACCATGGTAGCTTAGTAACTTATCTAATGCTGTATTAACACCCATTGTATCTGCAAAAATCTCTTGGTTAAACAAAGGAAGTTCATTTATTTCGCATGACTCTGTTCCACGGAACCAAATACCACCTGTTCTGCCGTCCCAATCTTCTGTAGAAACTGCATTGCATCCTGGAAACTTATTATTTAATATATCAATTAGTTCAACATCAGAAGATGAACTAGTTGCTTCGTTTAACTTGTTTAAATCGTTTCTAATACTTTCTTGTAAATTCATTTTGAACTCGAAGTCTCTGGCTTAGGATCACGCTTAATATTACTAAATGGACCTGTGTTGCCTTGCTCTAAATCATTAGTTGACTTCATAGCTGGAGTTTTACCACCTGCAACTTCGTACTCTGACTTATCTGCATTTTTTACAATTGCTTGATACGAGTCTCTGTAGTCATTGCTAGCATCAATATGTTTTTGTGTATTTGCTGGTAAGTCACTGTTTAATAATGCTTCGCCATTTGTGTCTTCTCTTTCTTCAGCTTCTGCATTCATACTATCATTGTACTGCTTACTAAGTACAACTACACGCTTGTTAGGGATACCAACTAGTCTAATAACTTCCATGAACTGTTCTGTGTTTGCTGGGTAGTTAAAAACAACATCCATTGTGTTGATCTCTATGTTTTTAAGACCTTCAAATCCTATAGGATCTTTCATCACTGGAGTTCTTTTTGGTTTAGACATACTTACCATATCAAACTTAGAAAAACACTCTTCCATGCGTTTTATTTGATCTTTAGTAAGATCGCCTGCGATTTTAATCCTGTATTCGAATTGTTGTGTAGATTCTATTAGGTAGTCAACTAAGTTTTTCATGCGGTTTCCTATTACGACTTATTATATTGTTGTATTTACCAATAATACTAGTCTTTGGTAATAGGTTCGTCCGTGCCTTTGATTAGTCGTTCTAGAAGTTCGTTTCTATCAAACATCGGTCCGCTGTTTACTGATTCTTCTCGATGTGGAGAATTTTGATCTAACTTTGCTTTTTTAAGCTGTAGGTCAATTGTTTTAAGCTTCTTATTTATTTTAGCATTTTTAGCTGTAATAGCATGACTAAGCATTCTGTCTGCTACACCGAATATCTCACTAGAAAAACGTGCTTCAACATTCATACCTAAGTCCATTAAGTCTTTGTAACTTTCTACAGCCATCTTTGCAAGATCGTCCATTTCTCTATCACTTGCTTCTAACCCGCGTACAGCAGACAATGCGTTTTCTATTTTTTCTAAGTTAGATAACTCTAGTACAGGATTAATTACGATAGGTTCGTCAGTTTCGACATCAATAGGTCGATCGTCTGTCTCTGGAAGTTCAAAGAGTTCCTCAAGCTTACGTGTCATATTATTTCCTAAAGATTTGTTCTTCTGTTACTACTCTAAATACCATGCCGTTGCGTTTGGCCCATTTAGTAGCTTGGTCCCATTTTGCATAGTTTACAGCTACTACAGCCTTATCTCTATTACTTAGCTTAGATTCCATGATGCTTTGCTTCTTTGGTTTAATCTCTACTAATTCAGCAACCTTCTTACCGTGCTTATTTTGATAGAATACTAAAAAGTCTGGAATATATATAGACTGTTTACCAGTGACAGGATTTCTGTATGGTATTTTAATTGACTCGCTGGCCCATTCTAATATGTGATTGTTGTTGTCACAAAAATTCATAAAAGCAAGTTCCCAAGAACTACGGTACTTTATCTTACCTTTACCTACATATTTCTTCGGATTCCGTGGTTTATATTCACCTTGTGAGAAACGAGGCATTATATTAGTACATTACGTGCAACAAAAATGTTAGGATTAAGTACGTTACTTACTCCTACTAACGCACTTTTAGGACGTGTTTGATTAAGATAAAATGCCATTACTTCTGAAACACCTATCGCACTCTGACCTTTCATAGAATCTAGCATTGTTAATGCTGGGACGTTTGTTTGATTCGCTACCCGAAACAAGTCAAGCGTAAATGCTTTTGCTAAAGTTTCTGTGCTCATTACCTTAGTAAAGAATCCTAAAACTATATCATACTGTTCACTATGTACTTGCTGTCCTACGCGGTTATCGCTATAAAAATTCTCTGAGCTAAACTGCTTTGTACTTTGGCCGCTATGAGGCATTATTGACCCCCTACTTGTTGTCCGTTGCTAGTTACATCTCCAGATACACCAAGTCTAGGATCAAACACTAAACTTTCTCTTAAACTACTAATAGTTGATTGCGCAGTTTGTTGTAAGTTATCAAGTGACGGTTGTAACTCTTGTGCAAAACTCTGAAACTGTGTAGCGGCATTCTGCAAATTTGCTTGTATTTCAGGAGCATTTTGTTCTAACACAGCAAAACCTTGCTGTGTTGCGTTTTGTATGCTTACTAACGAATTTGTAAGACTACTGCTAGTTGTATTACGCTGTGGCGCATACTGTCTTTGTAGACTTCCTAGGCTATCGGATAATGTTGAGAATGTGTTGGTATTAGGCAATCCATTGCTAAAATTCTCATTTAACGGAATAAGCCCTTCTGATGCATCAAACGACGGAATGTTAAATCCGCTAGCATTACTATTAGTAGAACCTAAACCTGATAAAAAATTCGCACCTTGTGACACTACTTCTGTGGCTATATCACTAGACAATAACTGACCTACATCTACATTCCTTAATGTGTTTTGCAGAGTTCCGCTTGTTCTATATGCACCTAATATATTACCATCTGCTAAATCTTCAATAATACTTTCACCTGCATCAAATATACCACCTCGGCCAAACGTACTTGCTGTGCTACCTGCTCTCAATGGGCTCGAACTTGTATCGTACACCGACGAATCAGCAAAGCCTTTAACTTGATTGCCGATTCTACCGCGCCCGTATTTAACAGCTTCGTAGTTAAATGTCATCGAATGTTGCATTACATCACCGCCAGCACTTACATCATGTGTATCGTGTTGCCAATCTGTAATAAGAGGATTAATCATTGTGTATGATTTAAAGTTACCTTTGTTTAACGTATATATTTTTATATCTTTAAAGAAAGCAGGCTTAGTATCATTAATCGAACCTTGGCCGTTATAGCCCCAATCACTAATCGATCTTAAATTATCATATATGTCTCGGTTGTTATACCCTGGTGTGTTAACACCTTGCCCGTCGTAGGTATAACTAGAATCGTTATAATAATAACGATAATAATTAACCCACATAGACCGTACTGCATCACTCCCATCATCATGAAGTGTTATAGTAACTGGTTGATAATTAATCTTCTTTTGAATATAACGCTTACGGTTATATTGATTCATTGCTTCGACTTCAAGGCTAAACGACGGCAAGGTTGCAGTCTTAGCTAATACGCCAATAGTTGCAGTATCATTACCACGTTGTATTCCTGGAATCTCTGTATTCAATGTGAAGAATACATGGAAAAGAAATTTGTTAGTAGGTGCTAGTGCAAAACCATCTTTTACAAAAGTTTTGCTAGCGTGTTGGTAATCTCTAACATAATCAACACCGAAGAATCCTTGATTAAAGTCATTGTCAAATCCTTTAATCTGGTTCTTTAATGTTTGTGTTAATAGGCTACCAAATCCCATATTAGATTAAGAAACGTTATCGCCGATTGAACGTCCTACATCTGTGCCTACACCGCTACCTAATGGAGTCTGTACTGCATTATCAAAACGAAGTGTCATTGCTAGTGTAACTGGCTCTGAACTACCATAATTTAAATCACCGTAGTTTACGTTTGACAAGTAACATCCATATACTTCCCATGTTTCAAGTACTGTAGGTTCAAATGCACCGTTACCACCGTCTAAAATCTCACATCGTGTAGTAAATTTGTAGTCTGCACCTGAAGCGGCACTTGCTTGCTCCATGAAGTCTAATTGCTTCTGTAGTTGCTCACCAACGAGTTTAGCTACATTACCACTGGCATCGTCACGTAAGTTGACACTGATGTCGTCCCATGTATGCTTTCCTGCTAAACGAACTCTTGAGTTGTATATCTCAAGATCAATTGGATCAAAACTAACACTAGGACGTGTGAAGTCCATAACTTGTTTAGTTAATTCTGTTCTTGGAGTTGATACTCCCATATTTTCAAATATAATCCTAAATCGATATTTCAATTTAGGCATTAACAAGCCCTGACTAGACCCTGATTGATCAGTAGCCAAAGGCGTTGTCATTCTAGTCAATGATGATACTGCCATGTGTTTACTCCCTTGTTAAAGTTACTATTATTTATGCTAAAGCAGAGGCGACGATACCGCCTTTAAAAAAATACCATTAAATACAGGTTAAGGTAACTAAGTTTATGAAAAAGTTAATTGCTTTGAATAATCCTAGAGACCCTAACTTAGATAGGCAAAAAAAGAAGGTTATAAAAAGAACTTGCAAAGTAGATGAATGTACTAATAATATATCTCACTACCACGGACCCGGATCTCAAACATTATGCCGTGAACACCAAATAACATTGCGTGAATACGGTGGGTTTGCTAGAACTGATAGAGTATGGACGTTCCACAAAAAAGATATATGCGAAGATTGCGGGCACGATCCGTTGAATAATATTAGAGTTCAAGGAATGCCATTAAAAGAGAAGAAAGTTTACGCAATGCGACTGCTACAAGTCGATCATGTAGTGGTAAGTAACCCGAAAAATAACCATCCCAGCAATTTAAGGACCTTATGTGGCGATTGCCACGCTATGAAGACTTACCTAAACGGGGACTTTTAATATAAATAATTAAAATTTTATTTCGTCAGTAATGATGAGACAGTACTCTTGTGTGACAAGGGTATTTAAAGAGAGTCTGAAACGACTATAAACTATTTTTTAATAACAAAGGAGTACTTTATGTTAGATAAAGTAGTAGGCTGGATTAAGGCCGGCACTGAAGCAGGTGTAGCGTTAATCGCTCTAGGTATCGTTTTACAGATTATATTTGGTGGTAGTGTACCATTCATCGGTGGGGACATCGTTGGAACAATTACTGGTATTATCGCCGGCCTAGGTAATGCCGGTCTAGTTGGCTTAGCGTCACTAGCAGTTATCTATCACATTTTTACTAAGCCGTAAAAAGATAGATCATCCATAAAAAAGGGCCATAATTGGCCCTTTTTTAGTGGTTGTTATTTCACATTATATTATATTTACGATGAATATTGCTATCATGAATCCCATTAAGATCCACAATGCTTCATCTTTACCTGAGCCATATATTTCTTTCGACCAATCATACTTTTTATTATCTTTCATTATAGTACCTCCTTACATGGTCTAGTTAAAAAAGTATTTTGACTTAGAACCAGTAAGTAGCTATTGCTAATGTACCTGCTAATGCTAAGGCAAAAAATACTGCCATTCCCATTGCGCACCTCCTTTGTTAAATGTGTAATATTATTTAGTTAGGTTAAGGGTTAATTATAACATACGTTATAAATAGAAATATGTCTCATACCTTAATTCTAAACGCTGACGCCCAACCGCTATCAATGCTACCATTAAGTACACTAAAATGGGAGGACACTATGAGATTAATATTCCTCGATAAAGTAAACGTCGTTGAATATTACGACAATTGGAAAGTCCATTCTGCTAGAGACTCATTTAAAGTACCGTCTGTCGTCATAGTAAAGCGGTATATACAGCACAAAAAGTTCATAGCACTGTCTAAACCTAACTTATTTTTAAGAGATGGGTATAAATGTCAGTATTGTAATAAAATGTTTGCTTACCGTGAACTTACATATGATCATGTATGGCCTAGATCAAAAGGTGGATTAACAGAGTGGAATAACATCGTAGCCGCTTGTAAGCCTTGCAACACTAAGAAAGGTGCTAGTATTATAGAACCACTTAATCAACCATTTATGCCTACGTATTGGAACTTAATTAAACGTAGGACAGAAATACCCATTGTTATTAGGCACTATTCTTGGAAACGATTCATTGATCCTAAAATGACTGTTAAACTAATCGAACCCAAGCAGTCATAAAAAAAGCACCTTTCGGTGCTTTTTTGTGTCTATTAAGTGTTGTTTACACTCCGCCTGTGGCAATTTCGCCTGTATTCTTAATTCTAACAGGGATAAAGATAAACTCAACTGATTTAACTGGCTCAATAGCAATATCAACATATAATTCGTTTCTATCAATACGCGCTGGTGTGTTATTGCTCTCATCACATACTACTAGATAATCAAATAAGCCACGTTTAGCAATCAAATCGTTCATTATGCTTTCCATAACACCTTTAATCTCATCGCGTGTTAACTTGTCGTTTGGCTCAAAGATAAACGTCTTGGCCGCATTTTCAACTTGTTGTCTAATAAACGAAACTAAACGTGCAACATTAATTCTATCTAACGCTGTGCCTGATTGTGTAGTTTTATTACCGTAGTTTACAAGACCTGTGCCTGGAATAAACGTTAGTGGGTTAATGTTGTTTTCATACAACGTATCTCTAGTTGCATTTCTAGTACCAGTTTGTTGGAACTCGCCAGTAGCAGAATCAATGTAGCCTAACGCATCTAGATTATCAATACTACCACGTCTAGTGCCTGCCGGTGCTAACCACGGATATGATTGATCATCACTGTGTACAATAGTTCTAAGTAGTGCATGACTAGGCGGAACAACAATTGCTGAACCTGTTAAGTCTGTACTTCTACCGCTTGGATAAAACACACCTAAGTACTGGTCGTTTACATTAAGACCATCGTTAGTTGCTAACCCTAATCCGTTATTGTTAGTACTCCAATTAACTAAATCTGTTCCTGATTCTGATAATCTTAACGGAGTATCACCAACAACAAAACCTGTATTGTTACGTTCATTGTTTAATGCTACCATATTAGTCATTAGCTCTGGGTAACCTGGTGCCGCCAATAAGTTAAACACACGTTGCTCTTCTCTGATCTCTGTGTTACTATCAATTGCCGCTTTCATTGCCGCAACAACAATCGCACGTTGAGCAAGTCTTCCCATGTTAGCTTCGCCGTTATCTTTTAAACCTGAAGCAGTAACCCATGCATTTGTTTCTGTTGGTATTACACCAGTGAAGTCAGTTGAATTAAAGTAGTTTAGTTTAAATTCTTTAACATTAAAGCCGCTACGTCTTAAGTTCCAAAGCAATGTACCTGTTGGATATAAACTCGGTGATGGAGCATCTAAATCTAAATAGTTACTTGATAACAAACTAGCAATAGTTGGCATCGTACCACTAATTGGATCTGTAGTTCCGTCAGTGTCCCACCTTGCATCTGCAAATAAAATACCTTTCTCTGATGTTTGATCAGTAGTATCAACTGCTACCCATTTCGTTCCACTCCAGCGATTAATTAATGGAAAGTTCTCTAAATCACTTGTGTCAACCCAAAGATCATTTGCAACTAATGCTGTTCCGTCGCTTTGTGCTGATGGTGCAAGTACAGATACTGTAGGACCAGCCGGGTCAGTAGTAGGAAACTTAGTTAAGTAACCTTTCCAGCCGCCGCCGCCTTGAACCATAATATCAATTTCATCAATTGCACTACTATACCATTTAGTACCTTCAACTGGATCTTGCCCTGGTTGAGTAGGACCAGCACTAAATACCGCTTCCATGCCTAGTGCTTCAAAATTTGTAATTATTAGATCGCCTTGAACACACTCACGTACATTATATTGCGATATTGAAAATCCAGCATCTGCTAATGGAGTTCCTGATATATCTTTAACTTCAATCACACCACCTTGGGTGTGAACAATTTTAACTGCTCCTGCTGTTGTGACTAATGCTGTTGTATTTGCAACACCTGTCGCTAACCAATCTTCAACAAAAGACGCCGCTGTTGTTCCTGTTAAAGTTACCGTTACTGGTGCAGTTAATACAGTTGAACTATTATCACTTGCTTTAATTGTAAATGTATTACCTACTGTAAATGTAGGGTTAGTTATAGCACCTGCAACTTCTGTGGCTCCAGTTTGTGTGCGGAATAATACCATTAATGTTGCAGTATCGTCGGTAAACGAATCAAACCTAGCATACGTAGTACCTGGAGGAATTGCACTGCCACCGTTAGCTGGATCTAACGCATTAATTGCAGACTCATCATCGCAATGCAATGATGTAACTTGTGATACAAATGTACCTGTAGTTGAGTCAAATTTCTTAATTGCAAGGTTAGTACCTAAGTCTACACTAGTAGTCTTAATCCAAACAGAACCTGTTCGTCTGCCTCCAGTAATCATTAAATCGCTAGCTTTCCAAGTTGGATTATTTGCGTGTGTGCTTTGGCGTAATTGTAGCATTCCGTATGTACCTGATAATCCAGTACCTGTATTATCTGTTACTGCCAATATATGATGGCGCACTGTGCCAGTTCCTGTTCCCATGCCGGTTGCAATAAAGGTTTTACCTACCTCGTTTGCTCCTGCTCCGATAGCTGTAAAATCAGTTGTTCCTACTGTTAAAATCGTGTACTCAACACCTGGCATTAACATAGTTGCCGGTGGATATGCTCCTGACGATGTAGCATCAGCATATATCTCAACTTTATTACTAACCACTGCGGCTGTAATACCTGTAAGACTAGCAGTATTAATATCTGAAACTAAAGTAGCAATTGTAGTACCCGAAAGAGTAACTGTTCCGCCGTTACCACTAGTGTTAATATCAATAGTAGTGCCGCTTGTCAGCGTAAGTGTGCTAGCATCTGCACTAGTAACCGATGGATGACTATCATACCAATCTGAATCTGCCGCAATGCCGGTGTCAGTATTATCTCCTACTAATACCCAAGTATTACTGCGGTTCTTATAATAAATCGGAGTTCTAACACTAATTGCAACTACAGCATAATCACCGATATTACCGATACTCGGTAACGGTTCACCAGTAACAACACCACCAACTAAGTTACTTAGGCTAGTAATTACAGTTGGCACCTTATTTTTAAATGCTTCTGTAGTTTCATTCCATTCAAAGATACCCCACTGTGTAGACGCTGTGTCTAACCAGTAAGTACCATTCTCTGGATTACCTGACGGTCTAACTGTTGTAGGAGTTAACTCTGCTAAGTCAATATCAGCACGCTGTACGTACGCTCTATTACTTAGTCCTAATACCGAATAAGCCGCTTGTAAGCCGTACTCATTAAGCTCATAACCATGAATTGGAGTACCGCTTGACGTTTTATAAAACGCTGGGGTACCAAACGTATTAGTTAATTCACGTTGACTTGAAATTAAAAATGTGTTGCCAACTGCTGATGCTAATGTTCCTGGTGCTACTGCTGTGCCAGCACCGTTAATTTTGTTAGCCGCTGTTGCAACTAAAATGAAAGGTACTGTCGCTGTTGATGCCGCTGGAAATGCGCTCTCATCAACAATGGTTACCTCTACGCCTGGTGAAACTAATGCCATTTGTTCTACTCCCTATCTATAAATTTGTTAAAACTATTTATAGCTTTTTGGTATAATTAACGGTTTAGTGGTACCTTTGGATACCTTTTTTATAATGATAAATATTTTAAAAATAAAAAAGGTACCTTTTTATGACGAGAAAAAAAGAAAACCAAAAAGAAAGAGAATTATGTAAATGTGGGAAGCGTCATGTCGCTATTAATTACGCTAAAGATGGAATATTACATTACAGGTCAACTTGTAGTACATGTGCTAAGAAACCTAAAATAGAAATACCTAAGTGGCAAGTAGCAGGTTACAGAAAAAAGAAGTATTGCGAAAAGTGTAACTTTAAAGCGAAGTACCTAGAGCAATTAGACGTTTATACATTTACAGCTTTTAAAACTGTATGCCTTAACTGCTTAAAAGAATTAGAACATACCGGTACTTGGATACAAGGTGATTTAATCGCTGATTTTTAGCCGATCTTTGTTACTTCAAGTTGTGTAATACATTTCTGTAATAGCGTAATTTGATTAACACAATCAGCAAGGGCGTGATGATCGTTTCCTAATCTACCTGCGTTTGGACATAGCTTATATAATGTTCTAGCATCAAGGACTTTATAGTACTGCCATGGTAATGCTTTGTTATGTTCTTTGTACGCATCTTCTAGTATGGTCATATCAAACGCAATGCCGTTAGCCCATATCCTCCCACACTTACGTGCAAGTCTAGATAAATCATCTAACGCTTCGTCTAACGGCACTCTATCTTCATCACCAAACGCTTCTTCTTGTGCTTCTGCACCTTGTTTACTCCACCACTCAACAGTGCTATCGTCAATGTCTCTGTTAGGTTGTGTCTCTGTATCTATTCTATGATAGACAACATGTTCATCGTATACTGTATTTGTAAAAGGGTCAAAGCCAATAGCGCCTATGTTTAAAATAACCGCATTTGGCGTTGTTGAGAGTGTTTCTATATCTAGCATTAAATCCATAAGGCTATTATAACAGTAACTCTGTTTAATTAACGTCTTTTTTTCGGTTTCTTTTTCTTCTTAGGTCTACCTAATCGATTTAACTTAGCGGCTAACTTAGTTCTAGGATTTATAAGTTTAGTCCTTTTGGCTTTACGTGCTTGTGCTTTGCTTGTTTTTTTACGTGTAACTTTCATCCTTTGCGCTTGTGCAAAATCTAATGGCTTATTACAATCTTTAGGATCAGGTACTGTTCTATTTGTACGAATTCCTGATGTACAGCGCCATTTAAGCTTTAAGCCTTTAGGGGTACTTTTCCATACCATCCTGTGTTCGTTAATGCCGTGTTTAGAGAAACCATAGAATTTTTCAAATTCTTTATCGTCCATGTCAGCTCTATCTTTCTTGTACTGCTTTGTTAAGTTAGACGTCTTACTTAGTTTTTTCTTAGTAACAGCTTTAGCTACAGGGTTGTTCCACTTGTTAACAACTGCATGTGCCATTTTTTCGATAGTATCACCTGGTAAGTGGCTGAACTTCTTTGCGTTTCTTAGCATATTAACTGCTTTAGCAAGTTGCAACCAATTTTCATTTAAGACGTATTCTTCTTTTATTATTTCTCTTATTTTCATAAAGACATCCTCTTATTTACAACGTCCCAATCAATAATACGCCATATATTTGCTAAGTATTTGTCTTTATTTGCTTGATAATCTAAAGCCCAAGCATGCTCCCACATGTCTACTAAGAGTGCTATATTTGCTCGTACAGCGTGGTTCTTGATTACTTTGATATTACCCGTGGTATCCATAAAACACCATCCAGAACCTTGTATACTACGAGCAACCTCACTAAATTCTTCTTTAAATTCAGTAAATGACTTATGCTTCTTTTCTATCACTTCTAATGCTATTCCGCTTGGCTTGTTGCTGTTTGTTGCTTTCTTAAACTGACTAAAAAATTGATTATGTAGTACAGCGCCAGCGTAATTAAAATCACTATCACCGTCTTTATTATTATAGCGATCTACATAGCCTTTTGCTAGATTGCCATAATGATAATTTACTGTTGCTTTAGACATTACAGGAGTTAACCCGTCCCTTGTTATAGGTAATTTCTCTAATTTAACTTCGCTTTCTTTTTTCTTTACGGTATTCTCGTCTTCAACGAGTGTTATGTATTTGAACAATCCCATATTAACCTATAACCCAAGTAAGGGGTTGTCCTCCGTCGACGAAGTTGTATAAGTCTTCAATTAGTAGGGCCATCTCTGATTGTGCTTCTGCTTTAAGTTGTGAACCGTTTAATGCTGTGCCGCCTTGTGGTCCGCTAATACTAGCAAACTTCTCACGTGCTTCACCAATAATTAGCTTAGCCGCACTATACGTATAATCCCGCATCCATTGACTAGTGTGATTGTCTTGCAATAGCATAGACTCTGGCTTGTCATTGTATGTCCATAGCAGAATAACTTCGCCATCGCCTCTAGGATTTCTCACTAGTCTTAGCTGTTTAGTGACTGGGTTAAACGTATAATTCATAAATGCACCAAACATTCTCTGTGCTATCTCAACGTACTGCGAATACAGTTCGTATGTTGCTAATCCTCCTGAATATGTATAATTCAGTAAGTAAACGTTTAATGTTGCTGAACTAAACGGGTCGAAACTAGAGCTATTAGTGCCGCCCGAACTTCCCATTGTTCGTCTGTATATCTGTCTTACGTGTGTAATCTCTGATGGCAACGTATATTCATTTACACCTTCTTGCATTTCTAACCAAGCATAACTTTCTTCTGTTGATGCTTGCGAACGTTGTCTATATGTTCCTAGTGCTTGTTTATACGCAACTTCATAGTGCGCAGGATCTAGCTCAAGGTCAATTATTCCTTCACCAAGACGAAGTGCTACATAATCAAATACGTCTTTCTTTAACCCTGTTAGATTGTCGTGTGCCATACAAAACCTTGTTGAACGTGTCTTGTATTTATGATGTTTTTAGTGGATCCTTAGTATGACTAAATCAGGACTAAATCTACCTGATAGTTTAGTCTCAACTGCTTTAATATCACTAATGTACTTTCTTACATTAGGCTTACTTGCTTTCGTGATCTCTTTTAACTGTTCTTTTGGTTTTCTTAGCGTCTTTGCATACGTCTCGCCTGCGCTAAATCCAACAATTGTGTTGTTCTTAACACTTAGCCCGCCTGATAATTCATCTGCTTTGTAATAGTGTATTTTGCGCTTCTTAATATCGTATACAAACATCTCTTTAGACTCTGGTATCTTAACAGGTGGTATACTCTTAAGATCAAGATCTTTAAACTCTTTACAATATTTTAGCTTTGCTACTTGTTTAGCAACAGGAATAGATTTTTTCTTAGGTTTAGCTCTTGTTGATTTCTTATATGTTACATAGCTGTTTAAATCATGTATGATTAACTCACAGAATCCTATGATATGTCGTATTTGTATCTTGCCTAAATGGCTATACGCCTCAACTAATTGCTTATCTTCACCTAGCTGTAATTCTTTGTACTCTTTTATTGCATGTTCCCACGGCGCTATTAGCAACGGAACATGCTGTGGTAGCATAGTGCTTAACATTAACGTGCCTATTGGCTTTATTTTATGCTTTGCAGGTGCGCCAAGTTTAATGAAATCATCTAGTAGTGCTTCTAAGTCACCGCCTACTAGCATTGCTTTCATCTTCATTATCTCTTGTACATTAGGCTTTGGCTTGTTTACTGCTTTTTCTTTTTGCTCGATTGCTTTCTCAGCAAGTGCCTTAAGTCTGCTAATATCTATTTCTAAAACAGATTCTTCTTGTTTGTTTAACTCAAACCCGTTTAATGACATCTGCATTAGCCATGCGCTTGACTTGTTAATACTATTATCAGATACTTTCTTAATCAACTTAGCATCGTCGTTCTGTTTGTGCTTTGTTAAATATAGATATATCATGCTTTTAGCATCCTTAGCACTATGAAAATAATTAAACCAAGTAAATGCTTTTATTTTTGTAATTCTGCGATACTCATCAGACGGCTGTGTGTCGGGAGTCCATGTAGGTTCGCGTCCCATTCCTTTTTGATCTAGTGTCTTTCCTCGTACCATATATTAATTAGTTATTCCGTTTCTGTATTTTATGCTTAGATAGGATCATTATACAAAAAAATCATAAAGAAAACCGCATAAATATAGACACAACTGAAAAAATATTGAGGTTACATGCCAAGATTAAGTCTCTGGAAAGGCAATAGAGCTACAAACGACTACAAATTTTTAGATAAAACTATATCTGAAATGTACACTGTTGGCGGGCTTGATATACTAGTACATAAGTATCTAGGTCCTGTTTCTACAGGTGATGCTACTGTTCCTAATACAGATGAAAACTTCGATGCTACTCAACCCGGCGGTACTGACCCAGATGTCACCTCAATTGAAGATTTATTCTTATTAGAAAACCGAGATAGAAATTACGACCCAGACATCTATCAGATACGCGGCGTGTATAATGTACAAGATATCGACTTTGATTTAAGTCAATTTGGTCTATTCTTACAGCAGGATACATTATTCATTACATTCCATTATAACAACATGATCGATACCTTTACACGTAAGATTATGTCAGGTGATGTTATAGAAGTACCTAACTTAAGAGATTATCATCCGTTAGATGAATCGATATCGACTTCACTGCCAAAATTATATGTAGTGCAAGATGCCGCTTATGCTAGTGAGGGATTTAGTCAAACTTGGCGTCCGCACTTATGGCGTATCAAAGCAACACCATTAGTAGGAAGTCAAGAATACAAAGGTATACTAGACGGCTTTGCTAATCCATTAGACAATTATGTTGATATATGTGTTACTGCTAACAGCACAAATGTAACAGTAGATGATGCTACAGATTGCACAGTTGATGCATTTACCGGTGGTACGTTAAACGACTTACTAACTACACACAACAAAGACTTAGAAATTAATGATGCTGTTCTTGCGCAAGCAGTTGCTGAATTGCCATTTAGTGGGTATGATGTTAGCAAGTTCTACATCGAAGCACAAGACGAATACACTAGCAAACCATTAGACGGTACAGGCTTATCAACAGATAGTACTGTACTCACTACTGATTTAAACACAGTTACAACAGATAGAACTAAAGAAAGTCCGAAGGCAACCGGTTGGCTTAAAGGATACTTAACAGGAGAAGGTGTTCCGCCTAACGGATTGCCAGTTACTCCAGGAACAGTATTTCCGCCCGATGCAGTAGAGGGAGAATATGTATTGCGCTTAGACTATTTCCCTAACAGATTATTTAGATACAACGGCAATCGCTGGATTAAAATAGAAGATGGTGTAAGAACTGATCTTAGCTTATCTTCGGAAAATAGAACGCAACGTAACGAATTTGTTAATGATGATTCTACATTCGAAACAGAAGATAGAGGAGATATCCCTACACTGCAAGGACTATCTGATTTACTTAGACCATCGGCGGATAACTAATGGCTATAGGAGATCTACAAGACGGTGGTATGTTTGCTGGTAACAACGGCACTAACAACTTAATAATATCATTAGGGAACGTAAGCACAAGCAGAGTTAGATGGGACGAATCATTTGCGTCCGCAACCGAATATAGAAACAATATCGAAAACGACTGGGTACTACCTACATCGTTAGAATTACAATTTATATTCCGTAATGTTTTTAATTTTTTAAATACCGATACTGCTTCGTTTAATAGTCAAGTTAAAAGCTATCATTATTGGTCGTCGGATGTTATTAACGTTGTTAGCGGAACATTAGGACCAATTGAACATGCTGTTGTTGTATCTGGGTTACACTCATCAGATCATTTAATAAACAGCGACGACAAAGAAACAGTTAATTATGTAAGGGCAATAAGAAGATTATAATATGGCACTAAATCAATTCCATTACGACGAACAAATAAGACGATTCTTATTACAGTTCACTAGAATGTTTAGCAATTTCCAAGTTGAGTATGGTCGCGATGACGACGGTAATATTACGTTACTAAGAGTGCCAATACGCTACGGTGATTCATCTAGACAAGTACAAAACATATTACAGAATAACTCTGCAACTAATATGCCATCAGCACCGCTAATGTCGTTTTATATTAGCGGGTTAGAATATGCTAGAGATAGAGTGCAAGAACCACAGTTCGTAGGCAAGGTACAAGTAAGACAAAGGGAATACAACGAAACCACTGAAACTTACGATACTACTCAAGGCAATGCATTTACAGTAGAGAGAAGAATGCCTTCTCCGTACAACTTAAACTTATCGCTTGACATATGGACAACTAACACTAATCAAAAACTACAGCTAATTGAACAAATCGCTCCGTTATTTAACCCGTCGTTAGAAATACAAAGCACAGACAACTACTTAGATTGGACAAGTCTTAGCGTAGTAGAACTAAACAATCTTACATGGAGTTCTAGGAGTATTCCGATAGGTACAGACAATCCTATTGATGTTGCTACTATGGAGTTCACTACGCCTATATGGCTTAGCTTACCTGCTAAAGTCCTTAAAATGGGCGTTATACACAAGATTATCGCCGGTATACACAATGATAACTTAGATGCATTTGATGCATTAAACAGCGATGACTTGTTACTCGGCACTAGAATGAAAATCACACCGCACGGATATCAACTATTGCTAATAGGTAATCAATTGCAGTTATTAGATCAAAATGCTGTTGAAGATATTAAAGATAGTTCATTTGATCCTATTAGTTTTCAAGACAGTATATTAATATGGCATGCTATTACAGAAGAGTATGGTGTAGTTGAGAACGGGATCAGTCAAATTAGACTAGATAACGGCATTAACAACGCTGAAATTATAGGCACTATAACGTTCCATCCAACTGATGATAACATTATGTTGTTTACTATTGATCCCGACACTTTACCGGAAAATACACTACCTGCAGTCGATGCTATTGTTAATCCTTTGCGTAGTGGTCCAGGTGTATTGTCAGGAAAAACTACATTCCCTATTGCTAGTCCAGGACAACGTTACTTACTAACAGAAGGCACAGGATCAAGTACTCCGGACTTTGCTAATGCATGGGGAGACTTAACAGCAAACGTAAATGACATCATTGAATACAATGGTAGTAACTGGAATGTTATATTTGATGCTAATACTTCAAGTATTGTAGAACATGTTACGAATATAACAACTGCTATACAATACAGATGGACAGGAACAGAATGGTTACGCTCATACGAAGGATTATATGAAGGCGGTAATTGGAGTCTTGTTCTTTGAATACGCCACAAGCGTGTGGTGTATGGTTCTTTGCTAAAGATACACAACGTTACCTTTACTTACTAAGAAACGATAAAAAGCATCAGGATTGTTGGGGATTGCCAGGTGGTAAAGTAGAGCGCGGGGAAAGTCTATTTGATGCAATCGAAAGAGAATGTACAGAAGAGATGGGTAGGATGCCCGAGCACACCAAACTAATACCTATTGAGAAATTCACAGGCACTAACGATAGCTTCTATTATCATACATTCTTCTGCTTACTGAACAAAGAATTCACGCCAAATTTAAACAATGAACATCACGGGTATGCTTGGATCAACAAGGGTATAATTCCTAAGCCTTTACACCCAGGATTATGGGCTACATTAAAGATTGAAGAAATATATCAAAGGATTAAGACTGTAGAAGAAATTTATACATCAGCATAAGATACATACTCTGGTATATCTATTGTTCGCATATTAGGCAAGTGTTTCCAGAGTTCCGGTGAAGTTCCAAATTTTATAACATGATAGAATTTTACACTAGAATATGCTTTCATAACAGCATTAGCACCGTACACCATCTTTTCTTGATATGTGCCATCTTTTGTATATTGGTCATATCCAAATAAAAATATCTCTTCGTGTCCGTCAAAACACGCTAACCATAAAGCAGTTGCATGGGGTAGCATTTTGACACTGTGCGGTACCAGATAAAACATATCAGGGTTTGCAATACAATGCTGTGCAGTTGTGTAGACTATGTTATCTTTATAATATTCAGATTCTATGACTTCGTCTAATGCTTCTTGTCCTTTAGCAACAAGAAAATCACATTTCATTTTTTTGTGCATGTCCTGTACACCGTAGACTTGCATGCTCTTACTACCAAGTAGTCCGCCTTTGTGTCCTTCTAACGCGGCGAGTAGAAAGTTTTGTATGCTTACTCCGTTTGCAATACACGTGGCCCTATTACTAACATGTTTATTAGTAATAGGGTTATCAACCCATTCACGAATTTGTTCTTTTTTACCTTGCTTATAAACAGTATTAGTAATGACAAACTCACCAGTATAATCTTCTCTATATCGTTGTGGTACTTGCACTATCTAATACCCACTGCTACTTCAATCATTTCTTCTCCTTCTGTATTCTTCGATACTAACGATTTACCAATAATTGAGCCCGCCGGTGGATCTTTCTCTTCGTTCCATGCCATTGCTACACCCGGAGTATCACTTGATATTATTAAGTCACCTTTATGTGTAACACCTGTTACTCTACA